ATGTCCATAGGGATTTGTCTAAACGTTTCCCATCAATATACACTCTAACTTCTAAATCACTTAACTGTCCAATGTCATCGTATACATCTACAGGAAATATTGTGCTACCGGATGGCACACTACTAGATGGCACACTACTAGATGATCCACTACCCGATCCAAAATTGGCCAGACTTTCTGCTACTGTATTATAGATATATTGATGGAAAGTTGAGGTGTGTACCGACCCAATCATTTTCCTTCCTAGATGTGTATGGAAAGGACCATAATAGGCTGTTCCGTCCACATATCCAACCAGTTGACTTATATCCGATGAGCTCACACTCAATGATTCATTACTTTTTATTCCAGGTAATACACCCATCATTATAGGCATTTGAGCTTGTTCACCATCCATAAAAAATCCAAGAACCCATTCTCCAGAAGCTGGAGGTGAGATATGTTTAGAATTATTAAGTGGTATCATAGCTTGCGCCCAAGGTAAATCTTTTGTTGGTAAAATAGTTGGATTCTCATTATGCCATCCAAATATACGGACTTGACAACGACCAACCCTTAATGGGTCAACTCGGTTTTCTATAACACCAACCCACCATATAAAACCATTTAATCCAACAAAATTTGTATTCATTACGATTTTAATGCTTCCATCATTTTAGTAGTTTGTTGCCTAACTAATGGCTTATTTGTTGAATCTGTAGCCACTTCAATAACAGTTTCATGCATATCACCTTTAATAACATGTCTTGTTGCAGTAACTATGTATTTACCAGTTAAGGTTTGATCCAAACCTTCACCAACTTCTGTTTTTCCTGATTTAATAGGCATTTTTAAATTAATTATAGCACCAGAAGTTACACCAAAATTACCTGGAATATTTAAATGAATTGTTGTTTGTAATAAATTTGCAAGTATTGGTGCTCTTTGAAATACATACGCATGAGTATCATCAATATTTGTTCCTGTTTGTGCATCATTTTGTTTAACCCAACTTGTATCTTTGCGAGTTGTGGCAAAAGCATATAATGAAACTTTAGAATCAAACATATGTGCAGCATCTTTTCCATCACGATTTGATGCGGTTGTAAAATTTGGATACTTGTTTAAATGTACTTTTGTTTTATTATATGTTTGATTGAAATCTATTTGATTAATTTTAACTTGCCTTGTCAACAGGTCTATGCCAATAAATTTACCAGAATAAACGCCATTTTTAATACTCTCAATATAATTTGTTGAATTAATAATTTTAGCTTCACGAGCACCATAAAATTCTTGTCCACCAGAGACAGAAAGATTTTTTGGTTCAAAATTAATATTCATTACAGGTTCTCGTTTTATTAATTCAGTTAGTGATACAAAATTATAACCATACTTGTTCTCAAAAAATAAAAAGTTTGGTAAAAAATCGGAATCTACAGCTCTTTTACTTAACCAATCCATCGTATCAAATGGCGATAAATTTGGAACAATTACTGTATGTAAACCTTTTGAGTTCTCAATTAATCCTATTTTTTTAGAAGTAACGCCAAGGTATTTTTTTAAAATAACATTTACAATATCGGTATAAGTTCCATTAAATGATTGGTTAACTTTTTTTTGTTCAGAAAAAATCATTTCTTCCGATGCAAAATGTAAAATATAAATTTCAGAGTTTTGATTTATATTTTCTCTATTACTTTGTTTATAAATTCTAAAAGTTTTTTTGAATGTGGTTGGACCAGATTCTTCATCTTTTAAAATTTCCATTGACAAGTATTCACTACCATCCAACAATAGTTTAGATGACAATCCAATAGCATCTTGAATAAGAATTTCACCACGAATACATGGCATAAACATACTATCATAAATGTTTATTTCTTGATATACACCGGCAATATTTACATTACCCAATTTTGTAATGAGGGTTAAATCTTTTATCTTAAATTGTGTTGATTGAGATAAATTTAAGCTCATGGATTAAAAACATTCTTTAGTTCTTGTTCAAGTGTGTATGCGAATTCAGGTTTCAAAACTTTAATTTGCCTTTTATTTTCATTTTCTTCCAATTCATAATCATAATATGTTTTACTCTCTTTTGTAACGGAAATAGTAATTTGATTGCCATCACTCAATGTTACATTACTTGATGTGACTGAAACATTTGCATATGTATTAGCATCAACTTGAACTTTTTTCTCCAAATATTCACCATTCTTTACTGTTGTTCTTTTTTCAACCGAATAATAAGATTGTGTGTTTTGTTGAGCCCAAACTAATCCAGTTTGACCAGCTGCTACATTTGCATTAGCTGTATACTTATCATCAATAAATGATATCAATGTTCTATAATCTAAAGGCCAATCCCATTGTGCGTCAACAACATCATTCATTGCCAAAACAATCCAATGACGCTCTGGAGAATCATATATTTTAGCGGCTATAATTTCTGGTGTATCACTATCTTGAACATTATATTTTTCATAAATTGATGTGTTTTCTTTGAAAGATTGCTCAAGAGAAAATCTTGATATGATATTAGTAACAATATCAAGACCATTCGGTTTATCTTCTAAAGTATAATACTCTTTGGGAAAATTATTAAAGTATTTTGCCATTATGTGCCTCCCTCAATATTATCACCTGTGATAAGATTAGGCTTTTTTCCAGTATTGGTGCGTGAATTATTCAATAGCGGGCTACCTTTAACTATGTATTCTGTTTCTTTGAATGATAAACTCAAGTTGATACCAACAGGCATACCCGTTTTACCTCTTTCAGGTTCTGTAACACCCGGAACTTCATATGCAGCAAAACCACCAGGTGCATAATTTGTTTCTATACTTTCCAAAACACAAGTTGATATTCTCGGTATATTTGGATTAACTTGACCATTATAATAAAAACCAATATCAAATTCGGAAGGAGGATATAAAAAATAACCTCCACTATTTGAAACTAACTCTGGAGCTTGATGAAATCTTAAAGTATCAATAATTTTTAAAACAACTTCAGCTTCCTGTTCATCTCTTGGAAACATAGCAAAATCAAATCTAAATGTCCTAAAAGATGGAGAAGAATACAATATTTCTAACATTGGATTTTGAACCAGACCACCACTACCAGCAGTAAATAAAATTTGGCCAGTTGGACCAGCAGAATTCAAAGCACTACTAAAAAGAAAAGGTGCAACACTTTTAATAAGTTGTTTTGCATCTACTGTATTTCCACTATTTTTATATGAATCTGTAATTGAATTTAATCCAGATAATACAGCTTGAGCTGTACTGCCTCCAGGCGTTACACTATTATAACCTTGACTATCAGAGAAGGTTAAATTATTAGGCATATAAAGTGCAATCGTATCCGATATTCTACGAACAGTTCTTACACCAATATTACTATTAAGTTGGCCAAGAAAACCACCAAAAATATCTCCAGCTCCAGTAACTTTGTTAACCCCATCATAAATTGTTTTAACTAAAGGAACATTATCTGCTAATGCAGCAGCTGCTTTTGATAATAGTTGACCAGTGTTAGCTAAAGTTCCTGCTGTTGTAAATTTACCAAATGCACCCTCTAATTGTGCTTTATTTGATAAAACTGAAGGAGCATCTCCTCTGACTTGAGTTCCTGGAAAAGATGTATTAATCTGTTCATTAATGTTTATAAGTATGTAATGACCTTTATCAGCTGCACCTAAATCAATTGGAAATCTAAATGTGCTAGATTGGTACTGTGATGAGGTTAGAGCGCTTATTCCAGAACGAGATTCTGTACCAAAAGTGATACCACCGCCTAAAAGATTAAAAAGTGCCATTGAAATTCCTATGAAAGATTGCTAGATATTTATATGACATTCGGTAACAAAACATACAAAGGAAGGTTTAAACCTAACAATCCAAAGAAATACAATGGTGATGCCAACAACATCATCTATCGTTCTACATGGGAAGTGAGGGTTATGAAATGGTTGGATGAACATCCAAGCGTAATATGGTGGGCTTCTGAAGAAATACACATACCCTACAAGTCACCGTTGGACAGCAAAATGCATCGTTATTTTCCAGACTTTATTGCCAAAATGAAACAAAAAGACGGGTCTGTAATGACTTATATCATTGAAGTTAAACCATTTAACCAAACCAAGCAGCCGGTTCAGAAAAATAGAACCAAGAAGTATTTGCGTGAAGCTGCAACTTATCTGGTCAACCAAGAAAAGTGGAAAGCAGCTGACATCTTCTGCCAAGAACATGGTTGGAAATTTATGATTATGACGGAGAAGGAATTAGGTATTTAATTGAAAGCGGACACCGATACTTATAAGAAAATCCATTATTTTTTAGGTAATTATGGAATGAATATTAGTGATATAAATAAACAATGGCATATTTAATAGAGAGAATCAAAGAACAATTAGGTAAATCGGGATATCAACCGAGAACTACTGCCGCAAGAGATTGGCTTAGGTCTAAGATACAAGACTTGAAACCTACACGCCAAACACTCCTAAGCGACAAGGA